CTAGCCATTGTATAACGGGCTGGCCTTTCTCCAGTCATTCGCCACCGCGGCGCCAGTGAGGCGGTCGATATGTTCGTCAAGCTGGGAACGGCTCCAATGCTCGGTGTTGCCCAGCTTGATCGGGTGCGGCAAATGTCCCGCGGCTATCTCCCGCTCGAACTCCGCGGAGGACAAATCGAGATAGGCACAGGCCGTCGCCCTCTTCATCATGCGCGGCCAGAATGGAATATGCGCCCCCACCCTACCCCTCCCCATCCAGTGCTGCGGGCGCGTTCGCTAACTCCAGCAGCGCATCAGCGTGGCACGGCTGATCGAGCGGGCACCAGCAGGCTAGGTTCTTGCCACGCAGTTCCGCTATGTTCCCAGCTACCGCGAGTGCGTAGTTCATCGGCGGTGAATCTGGCCATGGGGCCGTCTTTGCGGGCCTTCCTTGTGTCAAAAGGAACCGGTGACAGTCCACCGCATGCTGATGATCGCAATGGACGCCAGCGCGGTATGGATTGCCCCATTTCGTGGTCCGGTCGACCTTCACAGTGTTCTCAGGCATCCGCCAGCCCTTCCTGCGAGATAGCTGCACGCGCCTTGGCTTCTCCACCACGCTCATGATCCGCGCCCTTCAAGTGCTGTGCGGGCGAGGATCGCTTTCATGATCTGCTTGACGGTATCCCAAGGCACGTAGACCTTCTCGACATACTCGTCGCCGCAATCATCGATGCGGTGCAGATTGAATGAGAACTCACCGTGATATGCGGCCTTGGTCGATCCGCTCGGGGTAAGCGCCTCCCTCAGCCGCTTTATCTCCTCTTCCAGCGCTGCCGCTCGTGCAGCTTCTTCCGATCCTGCCTTGATGTATCGCTCAACATCGTGGATCAGGCCGGTGATTTGCTCTTCCAGCGCGGCGGTGGACTGCTCATGGGCTTCCACGATTCGACACGCCAACCACCCAAGGCCGCTGTCAGCCATATTCGCCTCCAGCCACAGAGCAATGTGGTCGGCGTTCTTGATGTTAAGGTCGCGCGCCAGCCGGTCGGTTTCCTTAGACGCCGCGAGGCATGCCGCCTTGAACTGCCGGATTCCCTCGGCCTGATCTGCGAACGGAACACCGCCCTTTGTAACGATCAGGTCTGGCAATGCCTGCTCGACCGTCACGGGTGCTTTATCGGTCATGGGTGGATCTCGTTCTCTCTGCTATGGCGCGGGCCTGCTCTCTGCGGTTCAAGCGGCGCAGGTTGCGACGTGCGGTTTTCATGGACGAGCGGAGGCTTTCCATCCGGTCCTCAATGCAGTCGATGGCGTGGAGCCACGCTTCGCGCTCCTGATCGTCTTCGAACACGGTGCCGGGGTGCGTCGGGATATATGCGGACTGGCCCACATCGATCCCGCCCAGGTCGTTCAGTTCAACCAGCCAGACCATCTTTAGCCCTCCCCGGAAGGAGCAGAGGGGAGCGGCGTCCTGACGGTCTCAGCACGCACCAGCCGGACAGGGCCATCTTGCGAATAGACCAAACAATAGTGCCGTGCCTCCGCTTCATCGGTGCTGCTGGCGACCATCATGTCACCTTGCCAGACTTCGAAGGTGGTTTCGCGCTCCTGCCCCAACGCCTGTAGTGCGGATGGGGTGCGGGCCATCAAAGCGCGCAGAGCAATCTGGACGCCGTGCTGGTGGTCAAGATCACCGCGCAGGCACTTTTCTCGCTCGCCAAGCGCAACGCTATCGCCTTTAGCGGCGGCGACCTCTTCCATATACTGCCAGTAGATTTCGCGGGCACGGTGCAATAGATCACCGCATGTTAGCCCCTCCCCGCCCGCGTCATTCTGGGGAGGGGAGGAAGCGGGGCGGGCGAAAAGAAGGGAGTAAACACGCTCCTTAGCCAAGGCTCTGCGCTCGTCATCGGGATGCGTCATCATTATAGCCGTCTCTGCGAAGATTGTGCGAACAGCCTCATCTCGCGGATCGGCGTCCAAGTGCGGATTTTTGCACGGTTTCAGTTCATCGCTCTTCGCGGTATCGGTGGGGTGGGTCATGCTGCCTCCGAGTTGATTTTGGAGAGATAGATTTCCGCCCACGAGCGGGGCAGGCAGTCGGCGGCCGTTCCGCCAATTGCTTTCAGCAGCCAGTTCCAGCGGATATGCCCCCAGGAACAGCCGCCATCATATTCGATCGCGGGCCAGTCCTCCCTCGTTTCGTAGTCGGGGCGACATGTGCAGCAGGAGTCGAGGCAGTTTTCGCAGTAAGGCTCGATGTCATGCCCCGCCTGGCCGCATTCATCCTCGATCGCATCGATGATTTCATCAATATGTTCGCCAACGGTTTCGCCGTCATGCCAGTTGGATTCGTTCCATCCGCTGTCGACGCGCACGACATGGTAATTCGGGCGCTGGTTCATGGTGCTGATCGTCAGTAGATGGAGGCCATCGCCAAAGCTGGCTTCGCAGACGTAGGGCGTCATCGGGCCGCTATCACCATCGACCCAGAGCGAACCGATGAACTCGACCTCTATGACGTCCTTCAACATCTGGAGGTTCAGGAGGTCTCCAATGACCATTTCGCGGTATCCGCCCATCACCGCCCCCGCTCGGTTGAGGTTGCCACGCCTGCGACCTCATGGCGCAACACCTTCAATTCGCTGATGCTGAATTCCAGCGGGGCGAATAGATGATCTGGCAGGCAATGGGCATAGCGCTTCTTGGCGTCCGCGATCTTCCCTTCCATGTCGGGGATGATGCGGGACAGGTCGCGGTGCGCATCCACTTCATACCACGGCTTGGCCACCGCCTCCTGATCGGCCGCAGGGGGTGATGAAAGGGCCTCACCGTAGCCCGCGAGAAATGCGCCATCGTCATAGATCACGCCAAGGCCGCCGCACTCCCGGCAACCGGAGCCGGGCTGGCATTTGAAGATCGCGCTGTAAGGATAATCCCGCGCTGATACGCAGCCGTCCACGCTTTCCTGACAGCCGGAACATGCGCGCCAGCAACCGCCGTCCTCTTCAACGACTTCGGCAATGCGCCGGGTCAGCCAATCAACCTCCCGCCCATTGCCCGCAGGCTCTACCGGTGAGAGGGCGGCCTTAGCTTGCGTACCGGCGGCATGGAGGACGGACACAGTGTCGCCGCCCACCCTTTTGACTTCAATCAAAAGTGCGTTGATGAGAGCGACAAACTCCTTCTCCCGCACCTCCCGCCCATTGCCCGCAGGCTCTACCGATGGGGCTGCTGGCTCTGCTAGGGCTGCATTGCGCTTAGATGGCGGCAAATAGTTATCCTCGGCGTCACAGCAGGGGGAGCAGCCAATCGCCCCGGCATTTGGGTGGCACCAACAATAACAGTGTCCGCCTTCTTCCCGCCCATTGCCCGCAGGCTCTACCGATGGGGCTGCTGGCTCTGCTAGGGCTGCATGGGATTGCGGGAAATCTGCGCGGCGACTGAACCAGCGGTTGAAAAAGTCGATCCCGCATCCCTTGTGCATTGTGTCGTAGAAATTGCCTCCCTCATCGGACCAGTAGACGCCGCTCGGAATGCCTTCCACGCTCTGCGATGTTACCGCAGGCTCCCGCACCTCCTGACCTGCGGGCGAAGTTGAGAGGGCTTTCTCGACGGCGGTATAAGCATCACAGACAGCCGTTTCCGGGTCCGTCGCATCAACCCACCACAGGTTATCTGACGAACGCTGCTTGATGCAGGCGATCAGGTCGCGAGACGCCTCCAGCGCCGCTATTATGTCGGCTGTCATGCTGATTTCCTCACGAAGCCGTCGCGGGTCTGCTCCCATTCACCTGGCTTCTTCTCGGTGGGCTGAAACGGTGGCCAGTCACGACTGCGGCGCCGCGTGTAGAACGGGCCTTTCTGGGATTCGGTCATGCGGCGAGCCTTTCGATCTGGGGTCGGGCGAAATAAGTCTGGCCGTCCAGTTCATGGCCGCCCTTGTCGGCCGACTTGCCGCCAACCTGCTTGAAGTTGAAAACCCGTCCCAGCGCTGCCGACTGGTCACGCAGATCACGTGCCCATTGAATGTCCATCGGACGTGCGTTGCGTCCGCTTTCGCCGCCGACGATGATCCAATCTGGTGCATTGCTATCGAGGATCACTGGCCCTAGCAGCGGCTCAAAGCTGCCGAAGGTGAACAGCGCGCCTAGCGCATTGCCAGCATTTTTCAGTTTAATCCTGTCGCGGTCATATTCGGCCTGATTGCCGAACGTCGCGCCCAGTGCCGCATTGGGCGGGAATCCACCGCACTCAATCGCCATTTCGATGGCATTGCCGATCCGCTTGGACAGGTAGAGCATGACAAGGTTCGGGCATTCCCGGGCTCGGTCGAACGCCTCCCGTCTCCAAGCCATCGGCACCCGATTGTCCCAGATGTCGCCCAGGCTGAGCGAAAACACGAAGGCCCGCGTTCCTGCCGCAGCAGCCTGACGGTTCCATTTGCGCAGCTGCGCCCATGTTGATCCGGAAGTGCGGACACGATCGCCATCGTTGCCCCAGACCACACGTCCATAGCGGCGGTCCATGAGGTCTTCGGCATAGCAGTTATCGCACGGCGCGCCGACCTTGGTGCAGCCGATCCACGGGTTCCATGTATGGTCCGCCCATTCGATCTTCGTGTTCTCTGCCATCGAAATTTCCGGGCCGTGCTTATTGGGCAACGGCCCGTCCCTTGGTGAATGGTTTACCCCGCCGTCCGCGCGCCCATCTGGCGCTTGAACTGGTCGAGGATGATCTGCTTTGCTTCGGCGGCCGGGATGCGCTTGACCTTGACCAGGTGCCGGTATTCGGTGCGCAGGCCGTGCGGGATGTCCCGGAGCCGAAAGGACCGGATGGACTCCGAGCGCTTGGCGTTCGTCTCCGGCGACTGCGTTTTTTCGACCACATCGGGGCAGGTCAGGACGTCGCGGTAGAGGCGCTTGCCATGCTCGCGCAGCCAGTCCTGATGCTCCGGTGTGGCCCGGACCTTTTCCATGGTCCGGCGCAGGATTTCCCGCTTCGCCAGCAGCGTGCCGGGCTGGGCGAGATACCGGCGCAGACCTTCACGGCGGCGCTGCTTGATCTCAGGATCAGTCGCCATGTGCTTGGCGGCGCAGGAGCGGCAGCGCACCGCTCCCTTGCTCCGGGGGTGAGTGCAGTCGGTCACTTCTTCGGCGCCTTCAGCGTCTCGATGCGGTCCATAGCGTGCGTGCGCAGCAGATCCGCGTCTTCCTCGCTCAGCTCGCCAAGCAGTGCGCCGGCCTTGGCGTTGACGTCCGCGACCAGTTCGCAGGCATCGATCTGGGCCTTGGCGTCTTCGAGCGTGATGACGGCGGCAGCCCCTTCGTGCTGGTCCTGCCAGCCCTCGGTCTGCGCGTCGAGCTGGCGGGCGGTCTCTTCGTCCTGGGCACCGTTCTCGAGGATCTCGCCAGTTGCCGGATCGAAATTCTCGCCGGTCTCGTCCCGCGTCGGCGGAGCAAGGGCCGTGGGAGCATCAGGCTCGATCGTCATCGCCAAGGTGGCCGACCGCGCCGCCAAAGCCTCGTCCATCGCCTCCATGTCGATGATGTCGCCCGACATGGGCAGCGTCTTCGAGTGGCGGCGCATGACAGTCTTCCGCGCCATCTCCGAGAACCAGTCCACCCAAGGCCCCTTGGGCGGGATCGGGTTGCCCTGCCGATCGGTCTTGCCCAGCGCGCCGGTCTGGCTCGCCTGGCGCACCTTGTTGATGTCGCGGCGCGGCATGACCTCGAAGGTCTTGGTGCCGTCCTTCAACGTCGCCACCGAATAGGCGGCAGCGATGTCGTCGTCGCTGGGGTCGAAGGTCGGATCGAGGTTGGGCTTGTGCCGCAGCATCCGCTCCGTGCCCTCCTCATAGATGAACAGCCCGGCCTCGATCTCCTGCCGATAGACGACGGCGGTCTGAATGTCGGCGACCTCGCCGGACTGGAGGATCTTCTTTCGCAGGCCGTAAACCATCGGCATATACTGGACCTGCTTCACGCTGGTCCATTTGCCCTGCCCGTCCTTGACGCGGGTGTTGAACGTCACCAGCGCGGCCTCGCGTCCATCGGGGAGCAGGCCGTCTTGGGCCGACTTCATGCAGGACGTGATCAGGGTCGCCCGGTCAGCCTTCAGGATGTCCGGGTTCGACTGCGCCGCGGTCATGATCGTGCGCTGGAACTTCTCGGGCGTGATATGCGCCGGCAGCGCCATCTTGAACTCGTCCGCCCGCTTCGAGAGCTGGAAGCGCAGATGGTCATAGGGATTGTCGTTCATGCGCTGGACGGCGCCGCCGTTCTCGCGCTGGGCGATAGCGTTCATCAGAAATTCTCCGGTGGATTAGTCGGTTTCGCCGAGATCGAGCGCAGGCGCGTCGGGCTCGATCTTGCCGAGAATGGGCTTGGTATCGAAGGCGGGCATCTCATCGCCCACGGCAACGACATGGACGCGCTGCCAGCCATCATCGCTGCGACCGGCGATCTTCACTTCGTCGCCGACGGCAACAGGCTCGCCGTCATTGTGATAGGTATAGCTGCGCTTGTCGTCGGGGCGGAATTTGCAGGCGACATATTGACGGGACATGGGCTTTGCTCCTCAGCGGATGGTCGTGCCGGTTTCGGGGAAGATGCGGACGCCCTTCATCTCGCGCGTCCCGCCGCGCACCTGGGCGGCGATGACCTTGTCGATCGCTTCGACCACCTTGGCGTGCTTCAGAATGGCGTCGGGCAGTTGCCGGACGCTGATGATTTCGTGTTTCCACGTCGTGGTGCGGACCACCTTGGCGCCGAAGTCGCCCTGCACGGGCGCGGGTGCGACTTCCTCGACAGGCTCCGGTTCGACATGCACGGCATCGGCCTCGCGGTTTTCGGCGGCGGCGCGATCGTCCTCGATCTTCTGGAGGCGCTGACGTTCGGCCTCTGCGGCGGCGGCAGCTTCCTGCTGGCGCTGGCGCTCCTTCGCCAGCTCCTCGTCGTCGAACTTCTTGACCTTGGCCCTGGCGGTGCGCTCGGCATCCTGCAGCGGCGCGACGATCGCGTCCGCCCTGCCCTTCAACGCGCGCTGCGCGGTCAGCAGCGGCCGGTTCAGCTTTTCGCGTTCTCCCTCGACAGCTTTGCCGGCGGCGACCATCTGCTTAATCATGTCGGCATAGCGGCCGGCGATCTCGCGGCTGGTGATCTCCGGAGCGCGCGCGGCGCTGCCGAGCAGGTCGAAAATGCGCTTCGTGATGCCCTCGGTCGCCAGCGCCTCGGCCAGGTCGATGACAACCTGTTCCTCCAGCGGCGGATTGTTGTGCCCCATCGGCGCGGCGGCCTGGGCGGCAGGAAACGGCTTGATGTCAGGAAAAGCGTTCATGTCGGCTCCTTCAGAACAACAGGGGGGTGGTAAGGGGGTCGGCCTTGCGGCGCGGGTCAGCGAGGGCGCTGTCCGGGGCATGCTGCTGGGCCCAGGTCTGGGTGCGGCAGTAATGGCGGTATTCGGCATCAGTGATAGGATCGGCGGCACAGCGCGGCCAAACCCGTTCGATCTCGACCGGATCGTCATTCACCAGCGCCTGCCAGCGCGGGCTGCGATCCAATTCCTCGCCGGTCACAGGATCGTGCGGCGCGCCGTGCCAGATACGGACGCCGCAAAGGGCGCCGCCGGAGCGCATACGGAAGCGGTAGAAGCCAGCGACCGGCAGGTCGGGATCGAAGCCGACGCCGCGGAAGTCGCTGCCGTCCGAATAATCGACGCGAGCGCGGGTCATAGCTCGGCCTCGACCTGCTTGATGGCGACGGCGACGGAAACCATGCCGCGATCCAGCTCGTCGTTGAATTCTTCGACGCGATCCCACTCGGCATCGTCAGCGCCCTCGGACGCATGGACGACATGGTCGCAGCGGAAATCGTCACGGATTCCCTCGATCATCCGATACATCTCGTCGCGGGGCTTCCGCAGCAGGCCGCGCGCCTCGTCCCTGATACGCTGTTCGGCGGTGAACAGGTCGCCCGCGATATCATCCAGCGCGAACCAGGCGCGGATCACCGGCTTCGCGGCCGCAACCCACTGGTTGGCCTTCGCGATGGCGTCGGCGATGTTCGGTGCAGCGATCACGGAGGGCATCACAGCTGCTCCGGCAGGAACACGCACTGCGCGATCAGCATGGCGACCGAGAAGACGAGCAGCACGGCCATGGTGATGACCGGCATCTGATGCGGTGCGGCGCGCTCGGCCTCGCGGGCTTCGATCTCAGCCTTATAGTTGTAGGCGTCGTCCCACGCGCGAGACGCATCGTCGTGCGTCAGGCTCCGGGGCTGGTGACTGGTGGACTGTGCCACGGTGTTTCTCCCATCGGCTTGGTGCCGTTGATGGGAGCAATAACGCTATCTTTTGTAGCGTGTCAACATCTTTTGTAGCGCAGTCCGCTATGAATTATTCGTCGGGATAAACCTCGTCCGGCCACCAATCAGCATCCTCCGACCCCGGTGGAGGCCAATCATAGGCTCTTGAGTCCTCCATGTCGGGCAATTCCGGGATAGAGCCATCGGTGCTGACGCGGATCGTAGCGCCCCAGCGTTCAGCCTTCTGGAAGATCGCATTGACACCCTGCCGCCGCATATATGTGTGGACGAGCTGGCAGCGCTCGGCCCGGACATAACCGATCTGGATTCCACGCTCACTGAATACGGCAATCGCCTGCGGATCGACCGGATTCTTGGGTTCCGGCACGAGGTCGATGCGCTCGCCCGGCACGCACATTGCTATTTCAAAGCGCCGTGTCGGTCCAGTTTTGTTGGGATGGTCGGCCCCGACGACGGCGAGGGAAAGATGTCGCTGCATTGCTTATGCGAAAAAGCTGGAGATCCACCGGACGGCGAATGCCAGGACGAGCAACACCGCCATCCGCGACACAATAGCGATCGGCATAGCACCGAGACGGCCTTCGCGGTTCGCAGCCATAACCATGCTGTAGCTCGCTGGATTGTTCACGATGTTGAGTGCCGCACCCAGAAAAGCCGGAATCAACAACCACCATGCGCTCCAGCCTGCCACGCCCGATCCGACAGCAACAGCGACCAGCGCAAGAAATGCAACAGTGCCGAGCATATCAGTGCCTCCGAGCCGACCAAACCACGCGACCGAGGATGCGCAGATCTTCCGCCGAGACTTCCTGATCGGGGATCGAAGGATTGTCTGACATCACCAGTACTCGGTCCCGCGCGACCGGCCGCAGCCGCTTGATGCCGCCGGCGCCGAATAAGCTGATCGCCCAGATCTTATCGGTCGTATTGAGGCGCTGCTGCGTAGTGTCGAAAATGACAATGTCGCGGTCATGAATGGTCGGAAACATGCTGTCGCCGATTCCGTCACCGACGATCAGCCGCTCGGGAGGCGCTCTGCTGATCATGCGCAGCATGTTTGCGTCGAACTCGAAGACGCCCTCGTCGAAATAGTCGTCGATGTTTGATCCGTCACCCATGGATAGGGACATGTCGAGCCGTCGCAGCGGCACAGACCCCTCTTCCGAAGCGACCACTGGCAAATTATCGGATGCGCGTTCCGCTCGCGCGATCGTCGGCTTCGGCCCGCCCTCCATCAGCCATTCGGCCGTGACACCCAGCTTTCGCGCGAACAGCGAAGCATATTTCGCAAAACCATTCTGCCCATTTTCATAGGCGCGATAAGTCGTGGCGTTGACCCCGCACTCGCGCGCGAAGTCGGCTTTATCTTCGAAGCCCGCCTGGGTGCGCGCCCATGCAAGGCGTTCGGACGGCGAATCAAGGTGATGATCGGACATGACCGATCTCTCGCATATCGTCGCGCTACAAATCATGTTGCCATAGCGCGCTACGTTTGATAGCGATAATCGACATGGAACATAGCGACACTATCAAGGCGCTTGGTGGCGCCAAAGCCGTCGGGGATGCCCTGCGCGCCCGTAATGTCGTCGTGGCGGATGTGACCGTCCGGTCATGGTCGCTCGAAGGACGGACGATTCCCTCGAAATATTGGGCGCATCTGGCCGCAATCGCCAGTGAACAGGGCAAGAGCGTGTCCTTCGAGCAGCTCGCCCAGGCCGCCGCCGCATGACCGCGCGCATCCGCCGCAGCTTCGATCCCCTGTTCTGGCCACGTTTCGCGCTGGGCCTGCTGGCGATCGGCAAAAAGGTCCGAGCCGACGCGCACGCCGGCCCGGCAGTTTGTCCCGCCGCGTCGGGTCGCATTCGCACGGCAGGTAAGTCTCCCTCGGGTCGCACCGCGGGCGCAGCTGGGTCGGTCCTGCACGATCGGCCCAGCTGCAACTCTGTTCAAATCCCCCTTCATGAGGATGCTGAATAATGCCGCAGCGCAACAATCCCGAGCGGGAAACGCCGGTCTTTTCCGCTTCCAAGGTGCTGGAGACGGTTGGCAACGATCTCGCCCTCATCAAATCGCAGGACCGGCTGACCTATGCCGACCTCGCCGCCATCCTCGGCAAGAGCGAGGATCAGGCCGCGAAATACTGCGAGGGCACGGCGGAAATGGGCGTCGTCGCCTTCGCCCGCGCCTGGCGCGAGTGGAATGGGCGCTTCGCCGGTGGCCTCGCTGCGCTATGCCACGACAGCCGCCCGAACAAGCATTGTGACCGTGTCCGGCAAAGCCGCGTCCTCGAAGCCGCACTCGCTCTATCCGTTGCGCTGGAAGATGACGGCGAGGTCCGCCCCTCCGAAGTCCGCGACAATCTGCCGGCACTCGAAGCCGCCCGTGATGCGCTCGACGAGCTGATCCGCCGCCGGGTGCAGCGCGCATGACAGCCGCGCCCGCCCCGCAATGCCAGTGCGGCAAACCCTTCTCGCCCAAGCGCGTGCCGAAGACCGGCATGTGCCGCAACTGCTGGTCGATCAAAGGGCTGCATCAATCTGTAACGTCGAAAGGAACTCCGAATGTCTAGTGGACATATCGCCTCCGAAGACCTGCGCCTCGGTATCGAGCGCATCGAGCGTCTGGAGGAAGAAAAGAAGGGCATCGCGGACGACATCAAGGATGTCTATGCTGAATATAAGGCCAAGGGCTTCGATACGAAGACCATGCGCGACATTATCCGCCTGCGCAAAATGTCTGCCGAGCAGCGTCGTGAACGCGAAGCGATGCTGGACATTTACAAGGCGGCCTTAGGTATGCTGGACGGCACCCCGCTCGGTCGCTGGGCCGTGGAGCGCGTGTCCAAACCTGAGGATCAGCCCGAACCCGCCCCATCCCCTGATGATGCTGCACCTGATGCAACCGATCAGGAAGATGCCGCTGAGCGTGCGCCGGAACCAACGGTCGAAGACGCCCGTCGCATGGGGACCGAGGCCGCACAGGCGAACAAACCCGTCACCGCCAATCCCTTCCCGGCCCGCGATGCGCGCCGCGCAGCATGGGACGAGGCGTGGTGCCAGCATCTTGGCTCCGATGGCATGGACATTCCCGATGCACTGAAACCGACCCCGAAGAAAAAGGGCCCTTCGCCCGAAGCCGCGGGAGAAGATGAATGAGCCGGCGCGTAATTGAAATGCAGTCGACAACGCTCGACCAGCTCGTCGGCGATCCCGGCTCCGCACGCTCGGAACTGGAGAAGGAATTCGGCAACCTTGGCCTGGTCGTGATGCCAGGCGATGCTGAAGCACCGATCTTGACCGCTCCGGTGCGCGGGGCGCTGCATCAGTGGCTGTTCGAAATGAACGCCGAGCAGGATCTTCAATCGGTTGGCCTGAAGCCCCGCAGCCGCGCCCTTCTCTCCGGTCCGCCCGGTTGCGGTAAGACGACGCTGGCGCACCACATTTGCGCCCGCCTCGGCGTGCCGATGGTCGTGATCCAGTCGCAGGAGATGATTGGGAAATATCTCGGCCAGACCGGCAACAATCTGGCGAAAACGTTCCGGTCGGCCCGGCGAAATGCCTATGGCGTCGCCTTGTTCTTCGACGAGTTCGACGCACTGGCGAAGCGTCGCGACGCGCTGAATAGCGAAGGCGCGGACAATGAGCGCAGCAACATCACCATCGCGCTCCTCCAGGAGTTCGACCGTTATGACGGCCTTCTCTTTGCTGCCACCAATGTCACGAAGGACATTGATCCGGCCGTCTGGCGGCGCTTCCAGCTTCAGATCGAGATCGGCCTGCCCGGCACGGCAGAGCGGTTCGCTATCGTCCGCCTCTACCTCGCCCCGTTCGAAGTCGACGACGACACCGTCGCCGGCATTGCGGATGCCTTCACTGACGCATCGCCTGCCCTGATCCGGGAAGGCTGCGAGGCGATCAAGCGGTCTCTTGTTCTCGGCCCCCGCATGAAGCTTCCGACCGATCTGCCCTCCATCCTCGACCGGTTCGCCGCCTCGGCATCCGCATCGGAGGGGATGCCGGAGCCGAAATTGTGGGGCGAGCGTCGCGCCGTCCTTCGCGATGCCGCCAATCTTCCGTGGCCGCCAGAAATGGGAGCCACCTAACCAGCTACCCCCGATCGATAGACTGCCCGGACGCCTGCGTCGGCCCGGGACCAAACAAGGACACGATGTCCCGCAAGGGGCCAAGCGGTTCGATCAGGGGGATAGGCGTTCAGCCGCAAATCGTGACCACCGACGCACATTTTTGAGGAGAATATCATGAGCGACATCCATCCCGCACCCGAGGAATTCTCGGCCGACCAGATCGGCGCCGATCCGATCTTGCGCTATTTCCACTATTCGCACCTGCCAGCCGTCCTTCAGGGCGCGAGCAAGCCCTTCTGCGATCTCGCGCGCCACATGGTCGAGACGCTCCCTCGCAATCCCGAACGCACCGTCGCTCTCCGCAAGCTGCTGGAAGCCAAGGACGCTGCCGTCCGCGCCAACGTCAACTGAGTTCCGCGGAGGGTGGTCCTTTGGCCGCCCCGAGCATGAATTCAGCGGGTGCTATATGAAAATCGAACTCCCCTTCCCTGCCAAGATCCTGTGGCCCAACGGTCGCGGGCATCACATGCGCAGGCACAGTGCCGCGAAGAAGCACAAGGGCTGGGCGCGCGCCGCCGCCCTAGCCGAGCGGAAGCACGCCCCGGCCGGTGAGCAGCTGCGTCTGATCGCCACATTCCATCCGAAGCCCGCAGGCCCGGCACCCGACAAGGACAATGCCGGGGCCAGCCTGAAGGTCTATCAGGATGGGATCGCCTGGGCGCTCGGCGTCGATGACCGGCATTTCGCGCAGCCCGAGGTAATCTTCGGCGACCGCGTCAAAGGCGGCAAGGTCGTGATCGAGGTGGTTGCCCATGGCTGAACCACTCACCCCGGCAGAGTGCGACCTGCAGGATTTCCCCTTCATGCCGCTGCACGTCGCCAGGCTGCGCGACAGCGATCTGGCGGCCACGGTCGACCCCGAAGCCGCCTGGTATGCCGTCATGCTCTGGGCATCATCCTGGCATCAGATACCCGCCGCCAGCCTCCCGAATGACGATCAGGTGCTGACCCGGTTGTGCGGTTTGGGCCGGGACGTGAAAACTTTTCGGAAAAATCGCGGCGGAGCGATGCGCGGCTTCATCCTCTGCGATGATGACCGCTGGTATCATCCCGTCGTCGCCGAGCAGGCAAATGCCGCCTGGAAAGCCAAGCTGGAACAGCGCTGGCGGACCGAGTGCGCCCGCATCAAAAAGCACAATCAGCGGCACGAAACCGACGTTTCCGCGCCATCTCTGGAGGAATTTATCGCCTCCGGGTGCCAGCCCGTCCCGCTGACTGCTCCGCCCAAGTCCCCAACTTGTCCCCAGGGACACGGAGGGGAAGTCCCTCGCGAAAACACCTCCAAGGGACAGGGACAGAGAGAGGGAGAGGGACAGGGAGATTCTATAATAGAAGTTGAAGAGGAGCGCGCGGGCGCGAAGCCCGACAGCGTGGAAGAGATCGCCCGCCTCGTGGGGAATGCTGCAGGCATCAACCACAACCCGGCGAACGACCACCAGCGCTACTCCGACAACCTCACCCACGTCAGGGAATGGATCAAGCTCGGGGCAACGGTCGAGGAAATGACCGAGTGCGCCGCACGAGCCTGCGCTGCCCAGTCCGAGCCGATCCGCACATTCCGATACCTCGATCCAGCCATCCGCCAAACCGTTGCCCGCCGGGAGAACCCCCATGGAACACGCCAATCCCCTGTTCGATCGCCGTCCCGCTCCAGCGCTTCCGGCCGTCTCCTCGCCGCAATCGCAGCGGAGGAAGCCGAGCGCCCGCACTGAGCGGATGATCCGCGAACTCGACGTCCGCTTCCCGCCCAACGCCACGATCAGCGAGGAGGATCGCGAAGCCCGCGTCCTGCTGCTCGCGAGCGACGTCGCCGACATGATCGAGGATCAACTGGAGGCAGCGGTTCGGGAATGGATCAGGACCAAGGCGTTCATGCCCAAAGCCGCGGAGCTGCGGAACCTCGCGGCCGACCTTCGGCAGAGGGCTATGTCCGATCCCGACGATCGCGCCGCCATCGGTCGCCGCGTCGCCGAGAATTACAACACCCGCCTCCAGGGCGAAGGGAAGCAGCTGCGTTGGGTCTACAACGAGAAGGCGGACACGATGCACCTCGTCCCGCTGGAGGAATTCCGGCGCCGTGACGAACCGCGATGCACGCCCGACGAGGCTCGTGACATCCGTGATCGCCATCGGAGGGCCGCATGATGCAGCGCAGCCACCCCGAGCTTGATTGCCTCTGCGGAGCCAGGGAGCCGGACACCGGCCAGCCGGTCCCGTTCCGCTGCTGGAGCTGCGGCAAGGACACCTTGGGCCAGTTCACGCGCCGCACCGGAGGAAAGGCTTAATGGAAAATCTGGTCGGACTGGGGATCATCGCCTTCACAATCATCACGGTCGCAGCGGGGACAATCGGGAAATGACGGAACTGACGAACAACGAACGGATCATCTACGAGGCGCTGGTTGCCGCGGCTAATGCCTGCGCGCCCTGCCCGGGCAACGATGCCCTGAATGAACTGATCGGGTCCGAGCATGACAGCGAAGCCCCGCGCCTGCTCGGCCGGCTGGAGGTGAAGGGCTATATCGAGCGGGAAGTTTTCCAGCGGTCTCGTCGTGTCGGGATCAAGGCGACGGGCAAATGGACGGCCCTGCCCCTCAACACCGCCCCGCACTGGCGCAACCGGCCCAAGGATGTTCCGACGCCTGCCCCGGTCGTGGTGAAGACGCGTCGGCCTGACATCGCGGCGGAGATTTTCACCGAAGCGGCCCGGCTGGGGAAGCCTGCGGTGGAATATCTCGCGGATCTGGTTTTCGTGGGTTGGGAGATCGAAAAGAGCCGTGGCTAAGCTGGATGGAAAGCAGGCGCGCTTCGTCGAAGAATACCTCGTCGATCTCAATGCCACCGCTGCCTACCGGCGTGCGGGCTATGTGGCGAAGGGAAATTCGGCGGAGGTCAATGCCTCGCGCCTACTCAGAAATGCTAAGGTTCAGCGGGCCATAGCGGCTGCGCAGCAGGCTCTGAGCGAGCGGACCCAGATCACGCAAGAGATGGTGCTACGCCGTTGGTGGGAGATCGCCACGGCCGATCCGAACGAGCTGATCCAGTTCCGCCGCACCTGCTGCCGGCACTGTCACGGCGACGATTTCGGCTATCAGTGGATCGACACCGCCGAGTTTCGCAAGGCCGTTGCCGCTGCGGCCATGGTCGAGGATGCTGGCCCGCAGGACATGCCCAGCGACGAGGGCGGCTATGGCTTCGACAAGAAGGCTGACCCGCACCCTGACTGCCCGAAATGCGGCGGCGAAGGGCGCGAGGACATCCATGCGCTCGACACCCGGCACCTCAAAGGGCCTGCTCGCCTACTCTATGCGGGCGCGAAGATCACGAAGGAGGGCTTCGAGATCAAGCTGCAGGATCAGGGCAAGGCGCTGGAAAACGTCGCGCGTCATCTCGGCATGTTCAAGGACAAGGTCGAGCATGATATCACCGACGATCTTGCTGCGGCCATCATCGCCGGCAATGCCAGGGTGAACAATGGCCGCCAGTGACCGCGTCGCCCTCGCCCAGCGTATCGGCGAATTCCGTTTCTCCCCGCTCGATCATGCCCGGTTCGCCTATCCATGGGAGACTGAAACGCTGCCGGCGCCTGGCCCACGCACCTGGCAGGAGGAAACATTCCTCCAGATCGAGGAGCACCTGTCCAACCCGGCGCTGCGCTTCACGCCCTGCCGCATCGGCATCGCCTCCGGCCACGGCATCGGCAAGTCCGCTGGGATCTCGATGATTAACAAATGGGCGCTCGATACCTGCGTCGACACCCGCATCGTCATCACCGCTAACACCGAAGGTCAGCTGCTGACAAAGACTGGCCCGGAGCTGGCGAAGTGGGCGCAGCTCGCCGTCACGGACGACTGGTTCAAGGTCAACGCGACCAGTATCGTGTCGACCATGGGCGAGCGCTCGAAGTCGTGGCGCACCGATCTGGTCACATGGTCAGCCAACAATACCGAGGCGTTCGCCGGTCTGCACAACCAGGGCAAGCGCATCGTCCTGATCTTCGACGAGGCGTCGGGCATCATTCAGAAGGTCTGGGAGGTCGCGCTAGGTGCGCTGACCGACGAGGATACCGAGATCCTGTGGCTCGCCTTCGGCAACCCCACGCTCAACACCGGATCATTCCGCGACTGCTTCGGCAAGAGCCGGAACCTGTGGAAGACGAAACAAATCGACAGCCGCACAGTCGAGGGCACGAACAAGGCTTATCTGCAGGAGCTGGTCGACACCTATGGCATCGACAGCGACATCGTGAAGGTCCGTGTCCTTGGGCAATTCCCCTCGGCGTCGTCGATGCAGTTCATCGGCATGGATGTGGTCGAGGCCGCCCAGCAGCGCGTCGTCAATTCCATCGGCTCCGATCCATTGATCTATGGCGTCGACATCGCGCGTTTCGGTGATGACCATAGCACGCTCGCCAAGCGCTGCGGCCGCGATGCCAAGTCCCGGCCGTGGAAGCGGTGGTATGGTGCCGACACCATGACGGTCGCGGGCGACATCGCCATGGAGGCGCAGCAGGAGCATCCCGACGCAATTTTCGTCGATGTCGGTGCCATGGGTGCCGGCGTCATCGACCGCCTACGCCAGCTGCTGCCGGAGATGGCTGTCTTCGAGGTCAACTTCGGCGGCAAGGGGCGTGATGCCGTCTGGGCCAACAATGTCCGCGTGAAGACCAAGAACAAGCGGGCGGAGATGTGGACATCGATGCGGACGTGGCTGGAGCATGGCGCCATCCCAGAGGATCAGGGCCTCGCCGACGATCTGACCAGTCCGGAATATGGCTATGACGCCGAGCAGCGCATCGAGTTGGAAAAGAAGGATCACATGAAGGCGCGCGGTGTGGCGTCGCCGGACGATGCTGATGCGCTGGCCTGCACTTTCGCCGAACCGGTCGCGCCGCGTTCTGTGCCTGGATACCTCAACCCCGAGAATTATGGGCAGTCGCGCAGCAGCGACCGCTACGCCGAACTCGACTAGCCCCGTCGATTCAACCGAATAGCCCGCCGCCATATCCCTGCTCCCGCCACCAAGCGGGAGACAGGCCATTTGCGTTTCAGCACCTGATGTAGCAACGGCGCCGGAGCGACAGTCCGTGAAGCTGCCCGACGAGGGAACGGACCCAGCATCGGATCGTGACGCGCGCCGCCGCCGCAAAGCGATGATCTCGGGCATGATCACTGGCCCGTCGGGCGCGCTCGGCGCTGCCAACACCTCGGCCACCTCGAACACGCTCGGCTGATGGCGTCGCTCCGGCAGAACTGCGAGACCCGGCTGAAGGGGATGCAGTCCATCCGCTCCGACTATGAGCCGGAATGGAAGGAAATCGCGCGCTTCTGCCAGCCTGCCCGGTCGCGCTTCCTCAACAGCGATACCAACAAGACGGCCCGCCGGCAGCGCAACGCCAGGCTCTACGACGAATATGCGATCGGCAGCTATCGGACGCTCGCCAATGGCATGACGTCGGGCCTGTCCTCGCCGTCGCGCCCCTGGAAGAAGCTCTCCACCTTCGACGACGCGCTGATGGACGAGCCGGAGGTGCGCTTCTGGCTGTCCGAGGTCGATCGGCGCATGGATGCCTTCTTCGCGCAGACCAACTTCTACGGTGCGGCGAAGACCGGCTATCATGAACTGGGCCTGTTCGGCACCGAAGCCTGCGTCATGGTCGAGCATCGCAGTCTCGGCATGGTGTGTCACGCCCTGACCGCGGGAGAATATTGGATCTCGATGTCGGACGCGATGGTCGCCGACACGCTCTATCGCCGCTGCCCGATGACGGTGCGCCAGACCGTGCAGTCGTTCGGCAACCGGGCCAGCAGCACCGTGCGAGCCATGTATGACCGGGCGAATTACGACGAGATCGTCGATGTCTTCCAGGCAATCGAGCCTGACCCGGAATGGCGGCCGGGCGATCCCTTCTCGAAGCCTTGGCGGTCGGTCTATTGGGACGAGAAGGACGATCGGGAAAAGACCCTGCGCGTCTCCGGTTATCACGACCAGCCTTTTTATGCCCCGCGCTGGGATCTGACCGGCTCCGACACCTATGGCTATTCTCCTGCGATGGAGGGCCTTGCCTCGATCCGCGAACTGCAGATGCAGAACAAGCGCGAGAATGAAGCGATCGACCAGCTGGTGAAGCCGGAGAAGGTGACGAAGCCCGGCCTGAAATTGACCGGCCAGCCCGGCAACATCGTGTCGGCCGCCGACATCGACAAGGATTCCGTGCTGATCCCGTATCAGCTGCCCTATCAGGCGATCCAGGCGATCGGGGGCAAGATCGACCGGCTCTATCGCAAGATCGACACCACATCCTTCGCTGACCTGTTCATGGCGATCACCAACATGCAGGGCATCCAGCCCCGCAATATCGAGGAGATCGCGGCGCGCAACGAGGAGAAGCTGACCCAGCTTGGTCCGACGATCGAGCGCGTGAACAACGAGAAGCTGTCCGTCGCCATCGATCGCGTCTTCGGGATCATGATGCGCGGCGGGATGCTGCCGCCGGTCCCGGAAGTCATGCGCGACCAGAGCGAGATCAAGGTCGAGTTCGTTTCCATCCTGACTCAGATGCAGCGCATGGTCGGCCTCGGCCAGATCGAGCGCACCGCTTCCTTCGTCGGCAACCTGGCGGGCGCGTTCCCGGATGCGGCGGACAAGCTCAACACCGACGAGATGATCGACGAATATGCGGAGCGCGCCGGCACGCCACCGAAGCTGATCCGCACCGCCGAAGAGGTGGCGAAGATCCGGCAGGCCCGCCAGCAGCAGCAGAACGCGGCGAAGATGGCGGAGATGGCCCCGGCGATGCAGCAGGGCGCGGATGCTGCCCGCCTGCTGTCCGAAACCGACGTCAACGGCCAACCCATGCTCGACACGCTGCTCGGATGACCCAGCAGGAAAAGGATATGGCCGATCTGCTGGCTCTCCCGGCATTCCGTCGGTTCATCTGGCGGTCGATTCAAACGTCCGGAATTCTGACGCAAGGAACGAGCGGGGCTGATGGCCGCGATCTCTCATTCGCAGAGGGGCGCCGCAGCCAAATGTTCGCGATCCTCGCCGATGTCGAAGCGGGCCAGCCTGCCGCGCTTCGCCACCCCCTCAACATCATGACGCTGATTGCGGTGCTTCGCGAGGAAGCGAACCCAGCCCCGAAGGAGAAGAAGAGTGCAACTGGTCGGTATGACGAAATTGCGGAATAGGCATAGCCTGCTGGCTGGCGTCGCCATGACAGCGCTCGAGCGGCGGGTCGGCCGATTCCTGCGCGCGCCGGATCACCCGACCGGCGATCCTGCGCCTGCTCCGGCTGCTGATCCCGCCCCGGCACCCGCCGCCGACCCTGCTCCGGTTGATCCGGCACCCGCCGCTGATCCCGCGCCTGCTGCGGTCGATGATGGCGACGACGATACCGCGCTCGGCGGAAAGAAGCCCGAGACCGATCCCGCTGACCCAGATGCGCCCAAGGAACCCGAACCGCCGGTCGTGCCGGAATCCTATGAGCTAACCGCACTCGAGGGCATGACCATCGACGCGGACCTGCTCGAAGAGGCTACGCCGATCTTCAAGGAGTTGGGCCTGTCCAATGACCAGGCCAACACGATCCTGCCGGTCGCCAAGTCCCTGATGGAGAAGACGCAGCAGTCGACCATTCAGGGCATGATCGACGCCGGCAACCAGCAGCGCAAAGCCTGGCTGGATGCGGCGAAGGCCGATGAGCAGATCGGCGGAAACAAGTGGGATGCCAGCCTCGAAAGCGCCGGTCGCGGCCTCGATGCGATGGGCCATCCCGAAGGGTCTGCGTTCCGCACGGCCCTCAACGAAACCGGCTTCGGCAACCACCCCGAAATGATCCGCATCTTTGCGAAGATCGGCTCGATGGTTGGCGAGGATGGTGACTTCGTGCGTCCCGATGCCGGGGCGCCGGTCAAGCTGTCGCGGGAAGAAGTCCTCTATCCCAACGACGTCAGGAAGGAAGGAGCATAAATTATGGCAACTCTCGGCTCTTCCTACCTCAACCTGATCGACATGTTCAGGGCGGGTGGGGACGCGGCGACTGCGGAAGTCGTGGAAGTGCTGAACCGGCTGTCGCCGGTCGTTCGTAACGCCTTTACGGTGGAAGCGAACAGCGGCACGACGCACAAGCACTCGATCCGCACCGGTCTGCCTTCGGTGACCTGGGGCCGCCTCTATCAGGGCATCCCGCAGAGTAAGTCCGGTCGCGCGGCCGTGACCGACACGACCGGCTTCGTCGAAGGCCTGTCGACCGTCGATACCCGCCTGCTGGACATCTCGCCCAACCCGGCTGCGCTGCGCATGTCGGAAGGTGAATCGTTCGTCGAGGCAATGGTGCAGGAGGCCGAAACCGGCTTCTTCTACCACGACGTCACGACCACGCCCGAGAAGTTCAAGGGGCTGTTCGCGCGCTATAACGCGCTGGGCGGCGGCGGTGCCGGCAACCAGATCGTCGATGCTGGCGGCACTGGCTCTGACAACACCTCGATCGCCTTCGTCACCCACAGCGAAAAGGCGACCCACCTGATCCACCCCAAGGGGACCAAGGCGGGCCTCCAGCGTGAGGACAAGGGCGAGCAGCGTGTCACCGACGCGAACGGCAACGCCTACTATGTGAAGGAAGAGCTGTTCCGCTGGCACCTGGGCGTTGCGGTCCGCGACTGGCGCTATAACGCGCGGATCGCGAACATCGACGTCTCCGACATGCAGGCGGGCACCGTCGACCTCTACAAGTTCATGCGGAAGGGCTTCTACAAGCTCCAGGGCGTCTATGCGACGGCCATGCGGAGCGCGGGTGGCCAGCTGAACGAAAACGCCTCGGTCGAAGGTCGCACGGTCATCTACATGAACCGCGGCGTCCTCGAAGCCCTCGACGCCATGGGCACCAACGCCTCGAACGGCGCGCTGATGCTCAAGCCGATGGAACTGGAGGGCCGCATGGTCCAGTCCTATCGCGGCATCCCGATCGAGGTGACCGACGCCCTGCTCAACACGGAAACCCGCGTCGTCTGACGCTGGCTGAAGGCAAGGAGGAAGACCATGATCATCGACGCAACTCTGATCTTCAGCGACAGCCAGGCGGTTACGGCTGACGCGGGATCGACCAACAACATCAACATCGGCGCGGCCGGGACGGCTTACGGCCATTCCGCGCCGGTCCGCCGCGACATCGGCATCGGGACGGAAATCCCGCTGTGGATCTCGGTCACGGAGGCGTTCAACAACCTCACGACCCTGACCCTGTCGCTTCAGACCGACGACAGCGCGGCCTTCGGTTCGCCAAAGGAGGTCGCCTCGAAGACCTACGCTCTGGCTGACCTGACGCTGGGCGCTCGCCTCAAATTCCCGGCTGAACTGCCGGAGGGCACGGACGAGCAGTATCTGCGCCTTTATTACGACGTGACCGGCACCGCGCCGACCACTGGCAAGATCTTCGCGGCGGTCACGGCCGGCGCGCAGACCAACTGAGGAGGGTTGGAGCAATGAGCGACGAAAAGGAACTGACCGGCAGCAACACCCACCGGGCGAACCAGCCCGGCTATGCCTCCGGCGTGCTGCTCCAGTCGGGCGATCTCGTCCCTGCCGGCATCCCGGTCAGCGAAAACTGGATGGACGAGGTCGAAGGCAACGGCAAGTTGCAGCGGGCCGTCAACGAGGCGCTCGATCCGCAGCCGGGCGATGTCGACCTCAACCAGCTGTCGAAGGCGGCGCTGGAAGCTCGCGCGGCCGAACACGGCATCAATCCGGGTGGCCTGACGAAGGCGGAACTGATCACTGCGATCAAGGCCGCCTACGACAAGGACCGGACCCAGTAATAACAGGGGTGGCGGGGGGCTTCGGCTCCCCGCCTGCTATCCATGCCCAATTATCAATCCCACACCCGGCAGCAGGGATCGCCAAAACGGCTCCCACAGACCACCGGCCAACCGCCGGAGAATGATTTTCGCGTCGGTGAAGTTCGGGCCGCGCCGGTTGTTGCGCTCGCCCTCTCCGATGTTATGGATGCCGACCGTCTCCTCGATGACGGTCCGGACATCGATTTTGTCGATACTGGCCCCAAGGGCACCCTCTCCTTCACTCTCAAAACCACCGGCATCGCACCGGCGACCTATGGGGCGGCGCTCAAGATCCCGGTCATCACCTTCGACAACAAGGGCCGCGCGACACTGGCGTCCGAAATCAGCCTCGGCACCGCGGCTGCGCTCGATAGTGACAATGATCCAACGCTGGCGGCCAACAGCGCCACGCGCCTGGCGACGCAGCAGGCGGTGCGCGCCTTCGTCTCCCAGGCGGTTGCCGGACTGCTCGAATATAAGGGCGATCTCAACTGCTCGACTAACCCCAATTATCCGGCGGGCGAAAAGGGCGACGCCTATCTGGTCACGGTCGCGGGCAAGATCGGCGGGGCGTCGGGCAAGTCGGTCGATATCGGCGATTTCATTATTGCGCGGGCGGACAATGCTGGCGGGACAGAGGCGTCGGTCGGCGCGTCATGGTTTGTTCTTGAGCATAATCTGGCCGGGGCGCTGCTCGCCGGGAACAATCTGTCCGACCTGCCCAATCTGGCGACGGCGCGCGCCAATCTGGGGCTGGCGATCGGATCGGACGTGCAGACCTATAGCGCGAAGCTGGCGGCCTATGCCGGCGGCGATACGCCTTCGGCCTTCACGCTCGGGATTGTCGATAGTGCTGACCAGACGGCATGGCGGACCGCGATCGGGGCCATGGCGTCGAGCGACTATGCGACTGGCACCTGGACGCCGACTGTCTCCGCAGGTTCCGGCTCGATCACCAGTTACACCGCGAGCGGGCACTACACCAAGATCGGGCGGCTCGTCATCGCCTCCGCCACGATCGACATCACGACCAACGGGACCGGCGCGGCGTTCGTCAACTTCTCGCTCCCCTTTGCCGCGTTCGCGAGCGCGATCCTGATGGGAACCGGGCGTGAAGGCGGCGTGACCGGCAATCAGTTGCAGGTCATCATCAACCCGACCGCAACCGACGCCAATGTGCTGACTTATGCCAACGGCTATCCCGGCGGGAACGGCGCCAAGCTGATCTGCACCGTCGCCTATTTCACCTGACCAGGCGCTGCCCCGTCGATTCAAGCGGTGGGAGCCGGAGCCTAGACAGGCGGCATGGCATCCCAACTCGGCATCTGCAACGAGGCGCTATCCGAGATAGCGGCCGATCCGATCAACTCGATCGAGGAAGCGTCATCTAGTGCCTTCTATTGCCGGATGCATTACGCCTCCGTGCTGGAAGAATTGCTCGGCTGGACCGATTGGGATTGGGCAATCCGCCGCGTCACCCTCGCCGCACAGGCGAATGATCGGCTCGGCGAATGGCTCTACCGCTATGCCAAGCCGACCGGGATGGCGGAGGCGCTGCGCGTCCTGCCAACTGTAACCCAGCAGGTCACTGGCCTGCCAGTGGTCGGCCCCTTCCCTTTCCCCGCCTGGGATGCGCTCGGCAAGCTGCCTTTCGCGATGGCCGCCGGCTCGATCTACACCAATGTCGCCGACGCGATCCTCGAATATCAGATCAATGCCGTCGATCCGGCTGTGATCGACCGCTTCGCCGCGCGTGCTGCATCCCTCGAACTCGCCGCGCGCCTCGCCATGCCGCTGAAGAAAAGCAGGGAATTGAAGGGCGACATGATCAAGCAGGCCGAACTGGCAAAGCAACGCGCCGTTGCGGAGAGCGAGAATCGCCAGCCTAGGAGCCAGACCGACTATGTCAGCACGGTCGAATATGCCCGCATGGGGTTGATCGATGGCCTATAGGCTCGCACAGCCCAGCTTCAGCAAGGGAGAAATCGCGCCGGATCTCTATGGCCGGTTCGATGTCGACGCCTATGCGACCGCGCTTCGCAAGGCCCGCAACGTCTTTGTCCTCAAATATGGCGGACTGATGAAGCGGCCGGGCACCCGCCTGGTCGCCGAAGTGCTGGACGCGACCCGCCCGATCCGCCTTGTTCCGTTCCAGTTCTCAATCGAGCAGGCCTATGCGCTGGAGATGGGGCACGGTTACATGCGCGTCGCCGCGGCTGGCGGCCTCGTCCTCAACCAAGAGCTGGCCATCACCGGCATTACGAACGAGGTCCAAGCCAAGGTCACGGCGGCCTATCACGGCTACAGCGTCGGCAACATGGTCTATCTGTCGGGTATCGATGGCGACCTCGGCGACCAGCTGAATAACCGCTTCTTCCCGGTGGTCGCGGTGGTCGATGCCAATAGCTTCCGCGTCGGCATCGATACCAGCGCCATGCCCGCCTTCACCGGAGCGACCGGCGGCACGGTGCGCACGGAGGCGCCGCCCGCCGATCCTGTCGATCCCGTCATTCCCGATCCCGTTAACCCCTCCGATCCGCCCAGCACCGGCGGCGGCGGCAACGGCTGACCGGCACCAAGGAGGAAGCATGGGCGTCTCGCGCGTCTTCAGGGCAGGAACGCCTTACAACGGCGTCGAGCTGTCAGAGATTGATGTCGAGCAGCAGGCCGACACGATGTATCTGGCGCATATCGACCATCCGGTCACGAAGCTGGCGCGGTCGGCGCATGACAGTTGGACCTTTTCGACGGTCTCTTTCGGCCCAAAGATCGCGCCGCCAACCGACGTCACCATCGATGTCCACATGCCGAACGTCGATTCGGAGAATGGCGGCAACGCCTATTTCCCGCAGAACGCCCGCTATTGTGTCACGTCAGTCGATGTCGATGGCTTCGAAAGCCAGCGGTCGGACGGCAACATCACCGCCTATAACGACCTGTCGCTGAAGCGGAATTACAACTTCATCGAGTGGACGGCAGCGGCCGGCGCGGTCAGCTACAAGGTCTACAAGGCGTCGAACAGCAGCTTTTACGGCTATATCGGCAGCACCGATGTTACCGAGTTCGTCGACGACAATATCGGCCCTGATCTCAGCACGGCACCGCCGGAAGCCTATAACCCTTTTGGGGGGGCAGGCGATTATCCCTCGACTGTCACTTTCTTCGAACAGCGCCTGTTCCTCGGCCGCACCCGCAACAGCCCCAATGCGATCTGGGGGAGCCGGTCGGCGGAGTTCGAGAATTTCGACCAATCTATTCCGCTGCGCGCCGACGACAGCATCGCGCTCGCCGCCAATGCCGGGCGCGTGAACGCCATCAACCAGCTCGTGGCCACGACAAGCCTGCTCGCGCTGACCTCGGACAGCCTGTTCAATGTTGAGAGCGGTTCGGACGGCGGCTATCTGACGGCCACGCCACCAGCAACCGTCCGGCGGCAGATCGGGCGCGGTTCCTCGCGCCTCAACCCGCTCGTCGTCGACAATGTCGTCTTCTACGCCCCCTCGGTCGGCAGCGGCGTTCGCTCGCTCAATTACAAATTCGAGATGGACGGCCTGACGTCGGACGATGTGTCGATCTTCTCGCCCCACTTCTTCGAGGATCTGAGCATCGTTTCGTGGTGCTATGCGCAGGAGCCGCGCTCGCTGATCTGGGCGGTCCGCTCCGACGGCAAGCTGCTGGCCTTTACTTGGGAGCAGGCGCAACAGGTCTGGGGGTGGACGCTGTGCGAAACGGATGGCTTTGTCCTGTCCTGCTGCTCGATCCCGGAGAATGGCGAGGATCGTGTCTATCTCACGGTCCGGCGCGCCATTGACGGCGTTGAGCACACCTTCATCGAGCGGATGGCATCGACCCGCTGGGAGGCGGTCGAGGATTGCTGCTATCTCGATTGCGCCGTGTCCTTCTCCTACGATGAGCCGCGCGCGATCTTCCGCAACCTCTGGCATCTGGAAGGGCGCGAAGTCTGGGGGCTGGTCGATGGTTTTGTCGTCAAGGGGCTGACCGTCACAAATGGCACTGTCACGCTCCCGTCGTCCGCCGGCTCGGCACGCAAGGCGACCTTTGGCCTGCCTTATGATGTCGACATCCAGACCATGCCGGTCATGTTCAGCGCGGGAGGTGGCTCCAACGCGGCGCGGAAGCAGCAGCCCGGCGAACTGGTGTTGCACCTGAAGGACAGCCGCAATGTCCTTGCCGGTGCCGGGCGCGAAGACGGCGCGCAACCGCTCCAGCTGTTCGAGATCAAGTCCCGCGGCGATGAACCCTGGGGCGTGGTCGATAGCCTGAAGAACGGCAAATATCTGATGGACTCGCCTAATGTCGTGAGCGGTCAGGCCTCAGTCTATGTGAAGCAGACGGACCCGCTTCCCCTTACTCTGCTCGGCGTCTTCTTGGACCCGATCGTCAACGGATGACGGTCGAAGTCGTGAGGGCACGGGCCACCCATATAGGCCCGATCGCGACCCGGATGCGCGCCATCGACCGCATCGAGTGCGAGGCGATGGGCCATTCGCCGAAACACGCGCTGCGACAGGGCTTCCTCAATTCCGATCGCTGCTGGACCGCGCTGGTCGATGGGCGGCCGGAAGCAATGTTCGGGTCTGTCACCGTCTCCGCGCTCGATCGCCGCGCGACTGTCTGGTTCCTCGGCACCGACGAGGTTTACCGGCACGCCAAGCTGCTGCTCGCATGGGGGCCGTCCCTGATCCGCCGGGCGGTCGATTCAAGGTGGATGGCTGAAAACCTAGTGTCCAGCGCGAACGGGAAGGCGATCAGGCTGTTGCAGGCATGGGGCTTCACCGTCGAGCCAGAGGAGCAATTGGTGTCCGGCGTCCCCTTCCGTCATTTCTGGATGATCCGCGATGTGTGATCCCTTGACCCTCACGGCCATCGGCACTGGCGTCGCCACAATCGGCGCGGGCTTCACCGCGCTCCAGGCGAACGCGCAGGCCAACTACCAGGCCAAGGTCGCCGACCAAAATGCGAAGCTGTCAGCGGAGGCGGCAAGCCGCGCGCAGGAAGCGACGCAGGACGAGGCGCTCCAGCATTACCGCAAGGTCGCTCAGCTGAAAGGCCAGCAGCGTGTCGCGATGGCGGCCGGAGGACTGGACGTCGATTTCGGCAATGCCGCTGATCTGACCTCCGACACCAACATGCTGGCGCGCGAGGATGCGCGGCGCATCTATGACCAGGGCGGGGAGAATGTGCGCGGCTTTGACATCGAGGGCGCGAATTATAGGTCGCAGGCGAAGGCCTCGCGCCAGGCTGCAACCGGCGCGCTGGTCGGTGGCGCCTTCAACATGGCAACCACGGCGCTCGGTGGCGCCCAGCAATATAGCAAGCTGCGCTCCCAAATGGGCGGCAACTCGTCGTTCAAATGATGATCAGGACAGCAGCCACCACGCCAGCAACAGGAGCAGGAACCCTGCGCCCCACAGTTTGAGCAATTTATCGCCCTTGGCGTCGCTGGCTTCCCACTGCTTCAACCGCGCTGATCCCGGCACGACGTCTTTGGGCTTGCTGCCGTTGCTGGCCGCACTGAGCGCGAAGATGCCCGCCATGATGTAGAGGCTGAAGATGCCGCCCCAGATGGCGCCAGGCTCTGTCACGCTTCCTCCTTCCGTCGATTCAATGGGCTAGCTGGCTCGAATACCTATACGGCTCCACCAAACGAGGCAAGACATGCCCCGCATCCCGACCTATGGCGCTGCAACCGTCAGCCCAGCCCAGACAACCAGCGCCCGGTTCCGTGCCGCCGACAATAATGGCGGCGTCGGCGGTGCCATCGCTCGCGGCCTCGAAGGCGCGGGCGGTGCCGTCGTCGATTTCGCGGAGCGTCAGGCGAAGATCGAGGATGATCTGGCCCGCACCAATGCCGACAATCTCTATCTGAGCGCCAGCACCGCGGCGAACTCCGCCGTCAACGATCTGAAGACCAGGCTGGGAAAAGATGCGCTCGATTACCGTCCGTCCGCTGGCAAGGCCATTGACGACGCCTTCTCGTCCACGCTCTCGCGGGCTGACCGGCTGACACGCCGCTATCTGGAGCCGCAGTTGTCCCGGCTGCGCGTATCGGCCGAGAATGAGATGTCGTCCTATGCCGTGGGCCAAAGCCGCGTCTATCAGCAGGAAACGGGCAAGGCCAAGCTGACCAACGCGATTGAGATGGCAGTTGCCGCCGACGATCCGGCAAAGCGTTCTGAGTTCATTCAGCAGGTCAAGGATCAAACACGTGCGAACCTGTCGATGGCTGGGCTTGCTGACCCAGAAATCTTAGCATCGGAAGAGCGGAAGGCGGTTTCTGGCACACATACCGCTGTCACGAACCGCTATTTGGCCGACAAGAATGTCGAATTGGCAAACGCCTATTTCGAGGCCCACCGGGACGAAATGACGGCGGGTGATGAGGCGTCGCTGTCCGCGTCGTTGGCCGCCCCGTTGCAAAAGCGTTGGGCGTCCCAGCAGGTCGATGCCCTCATGACGCTGCCGCCGATCGGCGAGCCGGGCAAGGCGGCTCCGCGCGGCACACCAGTCACCGACGGCGCAGGCGCGATCAAGGCGCTTTTCCCGCAGGCCCATGTCACCGACAATAAGCGCGACCCCGACAGTGCACTCGGCAAGGCCAACCCGCGTTCTTGGCATGTGAAGTCCGCCGCCGCCGTCGATGTCCGTCCGATCCCCGGCATGACCTTCGACCAATATGTGAAGGGCGTCGAGGATGCGGGCTATACCGTGATCGAGGCTCTGAACGAGGTTGGCTCCGGCCGGTCCAAGCACGCGACCGGCGACCACTGGCATATAGTTCTCGGTCAGGGCGGCGGCGGTGTGGCTCCGTCGGCCCGTCGCTGGGATTTGCAGGATCTGACGTCGAAGGTTTACGCAGCAGCCAAGACGAATGGCTGGACCTTTGAACAGCGCGAAGCGGTGCTGGAGCAGGCCAAGGATCGCGTTTCGTTCGACGAGCAGCTGAAGGCGCGCGACGAGGCTGCGGCCGATCGCTCGGCGAGCGAATGGGTGATCAGCAAGGGCGCCAGCTTCACCGACATTTCCCAGATGCCGGCGTCGATCCGCAACAGCCTGTCGCCGGATGCTGTGCGCAGCTACATGGGCGTGGCGAAAAGCAACTCCAAGCCTGTCGAGGTGCCCGCCAACGGCATGACCGCGACCTCACTCGAACTGATGCGCATCATGGAGCCGGAGAAATTCGCGGCCACGCCGCTCGGCAAATATGCAGGGCAGGTCACGCGCGCCGAGATGCAGGGGCTGCTGGTCGAGCAGGCGAAGATCATCAAGGGCGATCCCGACAAGTCGATCCGCAGCAAGGTCGCGTCGACCATCTCCACTTTCGGCGTCGAGGACGGGCTGACCGGGAGCAAGGAGGAAGACCGGAAGAAGCGCGTCGCCGTGCAGAAGATCATGGAAACCGAGATTTCGGCCGTGACCGGCGGCAAGCGGAATCCCACCGACGACGAGCTTTACCGCGCCTATCAGTCCGCGACCCGCGATGTGACGTTCACCGTCAACACCACGTTTGCCGGCATCCCGACGGGGCAGGCGCAGCGCACGAAGCCCCGCTTCGAACTGGAGGCGCGCGACATCCCCGAGAATATCCGCCAGCGCATTGTCGCGGGCTGGACCAAAACCTATGGCGGCGCGCCCGACGACGAGCAGATCGCGACCGCCTATCGCAACGGCAAAGGGCGTTTCTGGTAATGGCGACCGATCCCTATAAGTATCTGGACGCCATGCGCAGCCGGTCGAACGTGCCGGCGCAATCCGGCACCGACCCTTTCGAGGCCGAGCTTCAGCAGCAGCGCGACGACGAGCTGGCCTATCGCATAAAAGTCGCCAGGCCGGACGAGGCCGCGCGGGTTCGCCCCATTGCAGAGGCTCGCGGCCTGCCGCCGTCGGCAGTCGCCAGCAACCTCCCCGCCTTCGAAGCGGAGGCCCGCGCTGCGCGTGCGAAGTCGATCATGCAGCAATATCCGGCAATCGGTCGCTGGTCGGCCAAGCCGGGCAACGCCACCATCGCCGCCGACGATTACGACAATCTCGGTCTGTTCGGCAAAGCCTTCTACGGGGTCAAGAATTTCGGCTCCTATCTGCTGTCCTCGGTCCCGGAATTTACGTCCGGTATCTGGGGCGCGCTGGGCGGCATCACGGAGAATATGGCGGCGTTGACCCCGTCGTCTGATGCTGAGCGCCGCATGGGCGTCCGGTCCCTGGCCCAGATCGTCGCCGACTTCGCCAACACCCGCCAGGTCGAGGGCCAGCAGATGGCGAAGAACCTGCAACCGCAGGTCGATAACTGGCTGGCGCGGAATCTGCTCCAGGGCGTTTCGTCGACTGGTTCCACGGCTGCGGCGGTCGGCATCGGCATCGTCGCCGGTCCCGGTGCTGGCGCGTCCGTCATGGGCACCAGCGTCGGCGGCAATGAATATGCCAAGGCCCGTGGCGCTGGCGTTTCCCCGACTCGCGCCGCGATTTATGGCATCTCGCAGGGCCTGATCGAGACGGCGACCGAGCATGTGCCGGTGTCGCGCCTGGTTGGCGACCTCGCGGCCAAGTCCCCGCTTGGCAAGACGCTGATGCGCCAGCTGACCGCCGAGATCCCACAGGAACAGGTTTCGACCTTCCTGCAAGATCTAAACGAGTGGGCCACGCTCAATCCCGACAAACCCTTCTCGTCCTTCTTGGCTGACCGCCCGCGCGCTGCGCTCGAAACGCTGGTCGCCACAGTGGGCGGTGTCGGCACGACCGTCGGCGTCACCAAAGCGGCTGAGCGCACGGCGCGGATCGCGACCGATGTTCTGGATCGTCGCCAGCAGGCGGCGCAGGCCCGCGCGCATGGCGCCTTTCTCGATGAAGTCGCGGACGCCACCGGCAAGGCCAAGACGACGGGCCGCTCGCCCGAAGCCGTCGCCGACCTCGTCCAGCACCTGGGCGACGATACCGGCAATGATCGCATCTTCATCCCGTCCGAAGCCCTGCGCGCCTATGAGCAGTCGGACGGCTATTCGGGGGAGTTCGACAGTTTCCGCGATGCCGTGGATGAAGCCTATGCCACCGGCGGCGATCTCGTTCTGCCGATCGGCGAAGTCACGAAGCTGGCGGCTACCCCGGCATGGGGGGCGCTGAAGAACGATATGCGGCTCTCGCCCGGCGGCATGTCGGTCAACGAGGCCCAGACCTTCGAGGATTCCATGGCCGACGTCATGGATCAGCTGTCCGAGCAGGCGGCGCAGGAAGCGGAGGCGGAGCGCGCCGCGCGGGAACCGCGCCAGAAGCTGCAACAGTCCATTGCCGACAAGCTGATGACGGCGGGCTTCACCCCGGCGACGGCGATGCAGCAGGCCGAGCTGCTGACGCAGCGCGAGGCGACGCGCGCAGCCCGCATGGGCCGGGAGTTGTCGGGACAGGAGTTTGATCCGGTGGAGGTCCGCCAGATCCTGCCCCCTGCCCTCGCCCAGATTCAAGCCGCCGATTCGACGGACATCCTGATCGAAACCATGAAGGGCGGGAAGGATGCCCGCACGGCGGCCGATCCATCGCTCATGGACTTCATCTCCAAGGGCGGTGGCATCGTTGATACCGGCGGCGACCTGCGCGCTATGGGCGCCGATCAGTGGCATCGTGGCAAGCCCGGCAAGCGCAAGCTGGTGAAGGATCAGGGCGAGCTGATCGACGAAGGCGGCCTCGGCCAGAATGAATATGGGGCTGATGCCTGGGCGCAACGCGCCTGGGAAGCTGGTTATTTCCCCGACTTCGGGCAGGAGCGGCCGACCGCGAACGACCTGCTCGACGCGATCAGCGAAGGCGTGTCGGGCCGCGACAGGTTTCTGACCGCCAAGGAAAAGACCCTGCGCGATGCAGCCCAGGAACTGCGCGGGATGCTGGAGAACCGGGGGATCGATCCCGACGCCGCCAGCCGGAAGGAGATTAAGGACGCGATTGCCGCCTATCAGCAGGAGAGCGAGGGGCAGGCGTTCGACCAGGCTTATAATGATGGCCCGCGCGGTCGCATCGTGTTCCCGTCCGCCGGCTTCGGCACTGGTCCCAGTATCATCGAGCTTTTCCAGAGCCGCGATCAGTCGACCTTCCTGCACGAGACCGGACACCTCTGGCTCGAGCAGCTGCGCGCCGACGCGATGGAGGAAGGCGCGCCAGACCAGTTGAAGGCGGACTGGCAGGCGGTGCAGGACTGGTTCGCCGCGAACGGCCATCCCCTTGCCGATGGCGCAATCCCGACCGATGCTCATGAACTATGGGCGCGCGGCGTTGAACGATACCTGATGGAAGGCAAGGCACCCACCCCGTTGCTGCGCCGTGCCTTCGAGCAGTTCAAGGCGTGGATGGTCGCCATCTATCGCGCCGTCGACCGGTTGAAGGCGCCGATCACGCCCGAGATCCGCGCCGTTATGGATCGGCTGATCGCTACCGACGAGGAGATCGAGCAGGCCCGGCAGATCCAGAACATCGAGGCGCTGTTCGCCGATAAGCCCGCGACCATGACGGACGAGGAGTTCGCGGCCTATCAGGCATCGACGGAAGCGGCGCGCGGCGAAGCCCATGACGCCCTGCTCGCCAAGGTCATGAACGCGGTGAAGCGTCGGGTCACGAAGGAATATAACGACCGTCGGGCAGCGGTCGAGGCGGACGTCGCCGCGACTGTCGATGCCCGGCCTGAATTCCGTGCGCTGCGCCAGGCGCGCGAAACCCCGCTCGATTCCACATGGATCAGGGAAGCCCTCGGCGAAGACGCGCCGGGGATGCTGCCCAAGGCGGTGCCGCCGATCCACAAGGAAGGCGGGGTCAATCCAGATGAGGTGGCCGAACTGTCCGGCTTCACATCCGGCGACGAGATGGTCCGCGCCCTGATGGGCGTGGAGACCGCGCGCCGGCAATTGAGGGAGGGAGGTGATCAGCGGTCGGTGCGCAAGGCACTGATAGATCAGGAAGTCGATGCGCACATGATGGAGCGCTACGGCGATCCGTTTACCGATGGCTCGATCGAGGAGGAAGCGCTTGCGATCATCCATAACGATCAACAGGGCGAAGTCATCGCCGCCGAAATGCGTGTCCTGGCGCGCTCTACAGGCCAGCGCGTTACGCCTTATCGCATTGCGAAGGATTGGGCGGCGCGGTCAGTAAGGTCTGGCAAGGTCGCCGATGTGGCGTCCCGGTCGATGATCCAGCGCTACCAGCGCGCCGCGGCGAAGGCGGGCAAGGCGGCCATGGATGCGGTGATCGCCGGGGACAATGCCGAAGCGTTCCGGCAGAAACAGGCCCAGATGCTGAACAATGCGCTGGTGTCTGAGGCGAAGCGCGCGGCCGACGAGATCGAGGCGGCGGTGAAGCGCATGGACAAGGTCGCCTCGAAGCGGACCATTGCGTCGGTCGATCAGGATTATCTCGAACGCGCGCAGGGTCTGCTGGAGCAGGTCGACCTGAAACAGCGGTCGCAGCGCTTCCTTGATCGGCAGGAGAGTTTCGAGGCGTGGGCGCGCGAGCAGGAGGAATCCGGGCGCGACATGATCGTGCCGCCGTCCTTTGCTGCGACGCTAGGAACGACGAACTGGTCGCGCCTCTCGGTCGACCAGCTACTCGGGTTGGACGCCGCTGTGAAGCAGATCATGCACCTCGGGCGACTGAAGCAGAAGCTGCTCGATGCGAAGGCGGAGCGCGATTTCGAGGCTGTTGTCGGCGAAGCGGTCGCCACGGCAGGCGGCCTGCCGCAGAAGCCGACCACGGCGTCCTTCGAGGAGCCGGGCTGGTTCGACCGGGCAAAATCCTTCGTCCTCGGCATCGATGCCGCGATGCTGAAGATGGAGACCGTGTTCGACTGGCTCGATCAGGGGCCGAATGGCGTGTTCAATCGCGTCGTCTTCCAGCGGTTCGTCGATGCGCAGGAGCAGAGGCGACTGCGCACGGCCGACATGATGCGCCAGCTGGAGGCTGCGCGCCTGGAGATCCCGGAAGCGATCCGCAAGCGGTGGGGCCAGAAGGTCACGCTGACCATGATCGACCCGGACACCGGACGCCCTGCGGTGATGACGCGCGACAAGCTGATCGCCATGGCGCTGAACATGGGCAACGAGGGCAACGCCCGGAAGCTGGCAGGCGGCTATCGCTGGAACGAGCAAGGGATCATGGACGCCCTCAATGCGGAGCTGACCCCGCAGGAATGGCAGTTCGTACAAAAGACCTGGGACATCATCGATACGCTCTGGCCGGACATCGCGGCGCTGGAGCGGCGGGTGAACGGCGTTGAGCCGGACAAGGTCGAGGCTCGGCCGGTGATGACCACGGCAGGCGAGCTACGCGGCGGTTACTATCCCGTCGTCTATGACCCGACCCGCTCGCTCGACACTGAGCGGCAGAACGCGGTCAGCGGCGACAAGCTGTTTGAAAGCGGCTATCGCCGGGCCAACACCCGCGCCGGGTCCACCAACGAGCGCACCAAGGTCGAACGGCCGGTGCTGCTGTCCTTGGCGGTGATCTCCCGGCACGTCGGCGAAGTGATCCACGACATCACCCACCGTGAAGCTGTGATCGATTCGCACCGCTTCCTCAATGACAAGCGGGTCATCACCGCCGTTCGGGACGCGCTGGGCGAGCATATCCAGAAGCAGTTCAACCCCTGGCTTCAGCATATTGCCAATGAGTTCGCCTATGATGCGCAGGGCATGGGGTCGGTGGAAAAGCTGGTCAAAGGCCTCCGCACCAATGCCACCTTCGTCGGCATGGGCTATCGCGCATCAACGACCCTCATGCAGCTTGCGGGCGTGTTCAATACCGCGGAACGGATCGGCACGCGCTGGGCGGCGGAGGGCGTCTATCGGTTCGCCAAGTCTCCGATCGAGACGATGAATTTCGTCATGGCGACCAGCCAGGAAGTTGCGGCCCGGTCGGAAACGCTCGATCGCGACATCCGCGACGCTGTGCGCCGCGAGCAGTCGAAGGTCGGCGCCCTGTCTGACGTCAAGCGGTTCGGCTTCTACATGATCGGCATGATGGACCGCTTTGTTTCGACGGCTGGCTGGATCGGCGCCTATAACAAAGGGCTGAGCGAGGGCATGTCAGACCGCGATGCCATCGCGTTCGCCGACAAGGCCATCCGGGAATCGCAGGGCGCCGGTGCAGCGAAGGATCTGGCAGCGATCCAGCGGGGCAAGGGTGCGGCGGGCGAAGCGGGCAAGCTGCTGACCATGTTCTACAGCTATATGAGCGCCTATTATCAGCGCCAGCGCACGATCGCGCGGGACTATGGCACGGCGTTCCGCACCGGATCGGTCAAGGATTTTCCCGGCCTGCTGTCCCGGACGGTCATGCTCTACCTGATCCCGACGATCGCCTCGGAGCTGATCGCAGGGCGCGGTCCGGACGATGATGAAGATTGGGCATGGTGGGCGATGCAGAAGGTGGGCCTGGCTGCACTCGGCCCCATCCCTGTCGTGCGCGACGTCGCCGGCGGGATCGCCTCGGGCTTCGGCTATACCTTCACCCCGGCGGCGGGCGTCGGCACCTCGATCGTCAATGCGGCGAAGGACATCGGGCGTTTGATTGAGGGCGAGGAGACGAAGCGGGCGACCCGCGATGTGCTGGAGATGGCGGGCTATCTCGGCGCGCCGGTAACGGGGCAGATGGCGGCTTCGGCCCAGTTCCTTGTCGATGTCGGTGCCGGCGATCAGCACCCGGAGACCTTCGGCGATTGGTGGGAAGGCATCACGAAGGGGAAGATCAAGAAGGACTAGCGGCCCCGCTTCTTCGCCAGCACCGCGGCAATAGCCCGGGCCTTAATGTCGGCGCGTTCTTCAGCCATCAGGGCAGTGATCTTCGGAAGGGCTGTTTCGCCTCCAGCGGCTACAGCCACTCGGGCTATCGATTTCCGCACATCCTCTTGCTCTGCCGGGCAGCTGCCGAAGCCGCCCTCGGCAATGGTTTCGGCAGATTCGGCCGGGACGATTAACGAGACGGCGGCCGTCTTTACGCAACTTTCCCACTTCGCGCGCTTCTCTGCGAACGATATTTCCTGCGCGCTTGCGCTGACCGAGATGGCGGCGAGAGCGATGCCCGCAACAATCCCCCGTCGATTCAAGCCCTTTGTCATGCCCTCTAATTACTTGCCGTCCACCCCGGAGGCAAGAGATGGCAGTTTCAACGACCGACACCTACTCGGGGCCATATGAGGCCAACGGGGTCACGGTCGCATTTCCGTTCACCTTCAAGGCGGTTTCGGTCGATGACGTCGCGGTCTTCATCCGTCCCGCGTCGGGTGCCGATCAGCTTGTCGATCCGAGCGCCTATAATGTGACGCTGGCAGCGGAAGGCGGAACCGTGACCTTCGAGGCGGCCCCCGCATCGGGCAACGTCTATGTCGTGTCGGAGCCTTCCTTCCTCCAGAGCGTGATTTTCGCTTCAGGGCAACCTTTCCTTCCCGGCGTCGTCAATGAAGTGAACGACCGCGACGTTGTCCGCGCGCTCTACCTGAAACGCGAAATCGAGCGCGCTCCCAAGACGCCCATCGGTGGCGGTGCCGACGGCCGCTTCCCTGTCGTCATGCCTGGCGGCGGCTGGGGCTTCGCTTCCGGCACCGGCGCAGACGACGGCTTGCGGACCGACATGGCGGACGAGGAGATCGGCGCGGCGCTGCTGGCCTACCGCCGCCCCGCCTCCCTTCCCGCCGCCCCCTCGGTCGAACGCAAGCTGTTCGAAATGCCCTCCATCACCGACTTCGGTGCGGCTGGCGACTATAACGGCTCGGAAGGCACCGACGACACGGCCGCCTTCCAATATTGCATCGACAACGACATCGCTGCGCGCATCCCACAGGATCGCAATTTCCTGATCGAGGGCGTGCTGGAGCTGCGCCCCAACTTCTCGTTCATCGGCGATGATTACCCCGGCGCCGGCGATGATGTCGCTGGCTTCCCGACATCGCGCCTTGTCTTTGCCGGGTCCGGCCGCTCGGCGATGGTCAATGCCGATCCGGGGAGCATCCTCAACAAGGGTGCTTTCGCCAATCTGGTCATCACCACGACGGAGGCGGCGCAGCTCGAATATCTGCTGGACGTCAACGGCCTGCTCGGCGGCCAGTTCATGTGGTTGACGATCGAAAATCGCTGGACCAATGGCGGCGCCATCCGCTCCCAGAAGGTCGGCAGCAACCCGACATGGGTCAATCGCATGATCGGGGTCAACATCAAGATCCCCGATGCCAGCACGCGCTCCACGCTCGATTGCGACTGGACCGATAGCGAGATTGTCGGCGGGAATTTCTCGGGCGGCGACGGCGCCAAGTTTCGCGGCAACGGGAACATGAAGTGCCTCGGCGTCCAGTTCGAACGTGCGCGCGCGGCGGGTGCTGGCGCCACCTGCTCGAAAGAGACGCTGAGCAACGGGGAACTTCTGTTCACCGCCTGCACGTTCGACGAGAATTTCGGGCGCGGCGTGCTGGTCACGGTCAAGGACAGCCCCGGCGGTGGCTATTACGCGCCGATCTTCAACAGCTGCGTCATGCGCAACCCCAATGCCGCGAAGGACTTCGAGTTCGATCCGACAGGCGCCGCTGGGATTTACGGCCCGACCATCAACAACACCATCTTCTCGGCGGCCGGTGTTACGCCGATCGACTTCGACCCGACCAAGTGGGACGTCAGCATCGGCGACAACAGCTATGTCGATCCGACCTGGATCGCGAGCCAGTTCTCCAACACCCGCAATCTGCGGCAGATCCTCGGCCGTCACGGCATCAATCTGCGGGGACCGCTGGAGGTGCGCGACAATCGCACCTATCGCGGCATGGCGAATATCGCCGCCATGTTCGGCATCGGTCTGGACGATGCCCCGATGGTCACGACCGGGATCAAGAACGGCACACTTCCTTTCGTCGGTGCGTCCCGAACGGCGGCGGGCGTGGCGACGGCTCTGGCCCTCGTCACGGACAATCTGGAGCGGGTGCTGATCCCAGTCGGCGGCATCCTCAATTACGCTGACGACGCTGCGGCTGCGGCGGGTGGCGTGCCTGTGTTGGGGCTCTACCGCACCGGCTCTGCGCTGAAGATCCGGATGGCCTGATGCGCGCCCAAGATCATGCAACGGCGAAAACGCCAAGGGTCGGGGCAACCCGGAATGCTTAACAACCGGGGGCAAACGTGACGGCTGAGATGTGGACGACTTTGGGCCAGTTCGGGCCGCTTGGGCTGATGATAGGGTATCTGGTTTGGGACAAGTCGCGCGGGGACGACACGCGCCAGAAGATCGACAAGGACCGCACCGAAAGCGACAAAGCCCTAGCTGCGGCCCTGTCTGCGCTGACCGTCACAATCCAGCACCTGGAGCAGAGGATTGGCAAATGAAGGCGGCGCCGACGCAGCAGGAGAAGATCGAGGCGATCCGGGCCGTCCGCTTGGCAGCGCATGAACTGTCCAATGTCTGTGCGGCGATTGTCGGCGGGACGGAAATGGCGGTTTCCCTGCCTACGGTGGACACCATTGGTGACGACACGCACGGCTTCATGACGCGCATATTGAAGGGCCTGCGCCCGAACGGGGGTGAATGATGAGACGCGAAATATTCGACGCCATCAAATCCGCCCGCGACGGCGCGCCCTTCACGCAGGCGGAAGTGGCGCGGGTGGACGGGTTGCTGGATAGCCTGGGTGTGCCGGTGGATGGCGCCCACAAGCACAAGCTCACCAATCCCGACGCCTTCTTCGTGGCTGTCCGCAAGGTCACTGGTCCGCTGGATCAGCAACAGGTGGACATCATCAACCGCCTGCTTGCCGAAGCCGCGCACCACCCGATCGCATGGCTCGCCTATGAGCTGGCCACCGCCTGGCATGAAAGCCGCCTCAAGCCGATCGAGGAATGGGGCAAAGGTAAGGGCCGTGAATATGGGAAGGTCAACAGCACCGGGAAAGCCCCGTATGGGCGCGGTCTCGTCCAGTTGACCTGGCACGCAAATTATCAGCGCGCCGACGACGAGCTGGGGCTGAAAGGCACGCTGATCGGGAACTATGACCGGGCGCTCGAACCAGAGATCGCTGTGCAGATCATGGTGCGGGGCATGGAAAAGGGATGGTTCACCGGCAAATCGCTCGGCACCTATATCGGCACTGGTCGAGGATCGCTGGATGACTTCACCGGTGCACGGCGGATCATCAACGGTACGGACAAGGCGGATCTGATCGCCGGATATGCGGTGAAATTTCAGGACGCGCTGATTGCCGGAGGCTGGGCATGAAAGTCCTCAATGCCCTCAAAGGCATCGGCGGCGAATATGAGGTCCAGCGTATCCTCGGTGCCTTTGGCTCGGTCGTGTTCATCGTGTCGGCCCCGGCGCTGGTGTGGGCGGGCAAGATACAGGCTTCGTTCGATAGCTTCTGCCTTGCGTACCCTGCGGGCCTTTCCGCCTGCATCCTCGCAACCGCTGGCGCCATCGCTCTCAAGGATCGGCAGGTCGCGAAAGCCAAGAACGAAGGGGCCGGGCAATGATCCTGTTCTGGCTGATCTTCTACGGCTGCACCTGGGAGGGCGAATGATGGCGCATCTCGCCGAAGTCCACACGATCTATGAATCCAATCCTCGGTCGATACCCGACATGCTGCGCCAAGCGGCCGACGGCATCGAACAGGAGAAGGACGAGGATTGCGACCAGACCGTGGTCATGGTGGCTGTGCAGGTCACGAAAAGCGGTGCGGTGCAGGTCTATGGCTGGGGCGACACGAACGACATTCATGCGCTCGGCGCGCTGATGGCCGGCGCGCAGCAGATCGGCAACATCATCTTGGACAGCGGCGAATGACCGCTGCCCTCGCCATCTTCCGCCGCTTCTGGCCCGCGCTTGCGGTGGCCGCTGTTCTCGCCCTGATCCTGCTCCTCGTCCGCTGCTCCGACCGTGCCCAGGACAGCGCCGTCGAACAGGCCCGCGATGCCGGCGCCTCAGAAGTCCGCGAGCAGGCCGCCACCTCAACCCTCACTCGAACCCTGGAGGCGATCAATGCCGAAGAAGCTGTCCGCCACGATCCTGCTGTGCGCGATGCTGCCTGCCTGCGCCACGCGCGAAACCCCGAGGATTGTTGACACCTCCTGCACCGCGTTCAAGGCGATCAGCTTTGCGGTGCCGAGCAAGACGAAGCCAGAGACGGCAGCGAACAGCTATGACACGCCCGCTACCGTGGACGAGATCATCGCCCATAATGCGCGGTGGGATCGGCTCTGCGCGTCAGAACAGCCGAAATAGGGCGCTGCCCGCGTTCCAGAATCCCTGTCCTACCGCAAGGACGGTGAGCGCACCAACGACCATACACTCGGCAACGAAGATCGCGCGCCTCAACACCAAGGCTCCCGCCGCCCGGTCCATGTCCGCGCCAGGCCTTCGCTCACCAGCTGATCGCCCAACGACCGCCCTCCCCTGACCAGCACACGCAGCTTGCGGCCATAGCGGTCGGTATCGCGATCGAGCGTCGCCAGGCTGAACGGCCCGGCGTTGACCAGCGATTGCAGGCGCAAGGTCGCGCGGCGGCCTAAATCTGCCTCCAGCGCGCACCGCGACGGATGGGTTTCGGGCGCATCGATGTCGGCGACACGGACCTTCTCGCCAGCGACCCAGAGCGTATCGCCATCGACAACGCAGTTATAGCCGCCTCCGGTGTGGCAGAGGCCGAAGGCTGCGGCGAGGATGAGACCAGCCAGCATTTCCCGATCTTCCTATATCGCGAACTTAGCCGACATTTCGACGGCGATCTTGCGCACCGAAGCAGCAGCTTGTTCGGTGAATGACAGGGCGTTTACGCCGAAGCCATCGATGATGAAGCTGACCCACACTTCTATCCGCTCGGTTACGCCCGGCGTGGGCACGATCCGCTGCGTCGCGGGGTTTATCGGGGCACCTTGGACCCGAACGCCTCCACCGAACCGAACACCCGACCCCCATGATACAGAGCCGTGCTGACTGCTGACGACGGTGCGCTTATCCTCGACTCGCTTCTGAGGCACAAGATCGATATGCTTCCCTCGCTGCACAATGTCATTCAGCGTCGGCAACCATTGAGCGCCGGTAAGGATATAAGGCTGATGGCTCCGCAGGTAATCGGTAAATGGCTGATGCGCTGCCGCGACCGACTTCCACCGCCACCGTCCCATTGAAGACGCGAAGCCCTGCTCGTCCGGCACAATCGGGAAATAGATTGTCGCCCGGGCCTGTTCGTCTGCCGAGAGGTGAGGCTTAACGTGCAGTTCCCAATAACGCCGCGCCAGTCGATCCAATACACTCCGTAGCTTTTCCAGCACTTCATGCGTCAGAAGAACGGCTCGCTCGGAAACGTGCTTCTGCCTAAGCGATGCATCATATTCCTTCCGCATTTCTGCGAGCAGTTCGTCGGCTCGATCCAAGGATAGCGCGATATTAGGATGCAACTTCAGCCCCTTCTAAATTTTGCGTGATCTTTGCTGGCGACGCCTCCCGATTCGGTCAAGCCGCCATCTCCAACCCCTGTGCCGCCGCGAGCCGCGCGCACGCCGTAGCAAAATGCGTCGGATTCTTCTCGATCCCGATGAACTGGCGCCCGGACTTCACCGCCGCGACACCAGTGGAACCCGTTCCGCAGAAGGGGTCGCAGACGGTCCCCGGCGCGACGTTCCTGATGATCTTGTCCATCACCTCATCGGGCTTCACGGTGGCGTGCCCGAACTTCGCCTCCCCACGCGGGGACATAGCAACGATCATGCGATCGAGGTCATCCAGCGTCCCGCGCGGATGGTGCCCGCGATTCCATGCATGGACATAGAACTCCATCACGGGACGATAATGTTTGTTCGCCACCGGCTGCGGGTTCTTCTTGCGCCAGATGGAGAGCGCCTGGCGCTCGAAGCTGCCGTCGAGATAGGGCAGCAGCTTGGGCAACTGGTCGTTATGGCAGAAGACTACGACTGACCCGCATAGCAGCGGATTGATAATGCTGTGGTCGAAGCCGTCCGCCAGCCCTTCCTCAAGGATCTGATCCATACCTTGCCGCGCGGCGCGATACATGCCGCCGCCCTCGGCCCGGAACTCATAGGGAGGGTCCGTGACGATCGCATCGATCCAACCGAGCTGGGGCAGGATCTGGTAGCTGTCGCCGCAGTAGAGGGTGGCGTTGCCGATGGTGATGGGGGTCATGCGCGTGATCCCCACATCACGCTCTCATCGGCTCCGAATAGGTTCAGCCGAAGGCGCAGCAGCCGCGCGCTCCTGCGGCGCCCCGAAGCATCGGCAGGATATTTGCGGTCCATGTGCGCGTTCATCTCATGATCGGTTTCCAGATCGTTGAGCCAGTCACGCTCCCACCGCCCGAGCGGCACGCGATGACGCCCCAACACGACCACCTCGCGGAACATCCTACCCCGGAACCCGCCACACTTGCGGCACCATCCCGCGCCGTTGGTATAGGTGGAATGGCCGGGACGCTGCCGACCCCACAGATGATCGCACGCCAGATCGCGCTGGTACTTCTCGAATGCCTTCTGCTCGGCCTCCGCGATCGTCTCTCCTTCGCCTCGGATGAATGTGCCGGGGATGAAGGCTTCGAAAAACGGCGTGGCCGGAATGATGCCGTTGCCCCATTGGACGGTGCAGTCGTCGGGCCATGCGCACGCCGGCGTATATTGGACGTCCTTCATTCCGAAAGCGCTGGAAATCCGATGCCTGTCTGTGCCGGGAATGTGATGCGCTGCTATCTTCATGCCGCCGCCCCCGTCAGCTTCGCCAGGTCGGCTTGCCGCTGGTTCAGTCGATCGATCTTCTGCGCCAGCTCGCGCTGTGCCTCATGCACCGCTTCCGTCATCCACTTGATCCCAGCCTTGGCGTTGTCGATGGCCCAGACCCGAACCAATCCGGCGTCAGGCGAAAACGTGTTCTCGTACTGAATGCAGCCGTCATGCGTCACGTTGGGATAGCCCAACTCCTCGCATTGCTTCTCGATGATCTCGCCACCTTCATAGGTGAATACAGGGATAGACCGCTCGAACGTGTCAGGCTGTGCCACCAGCTCCGCCAGCTTGAAGGGGTCGGCGTCCATCTCTTCGAGATACCGCGCAAGTTCGCCCCTGTGAGGCTCGCCCCACCTTCGAATGATCTCGCCCCGGTCTATGCTGATGACGATGATGTCATGGACATAGGGCGACCCGATGCAGATGCCGGCGCTCGTGACCTGCACGATATGCTCGATGCGATAGTGATCGCGGACAGCTTTCCAGCCCATTATGCAATCCCCTCCATCCATTTCCGCACCCGCCAGGCGTCATGCGCCGCAGCTGTGGACCAATCGACAGCGACCGCCGTGCGCCGCGCCACGTCTGCCAGCGCGGCGGTAAGTGCCGCCTCCCGCGTCGGATGGATGCCGCCGCCGAATTTCTCGGACAGGCCGTGCCCGCCGCCTCGATCGGCAAGACACACGTCCGTCGCCTGAAGCCAGCCCGCCTCAATGTGCAGCAGCCGAATCGCGCACAGCGGCGAGCCGCGCCAGCCCTTGGTCGGGTTCGGGCAGATAAAGCTCTCGGCCTCGTCGTCGGGATAGGCGCCGTGCGGGTTGGCGGTGACCGCTACCGGGGGAGATGGCGGCGGGGCGAATAGGTCCAGCTGGATCATACGCCCACCATGTCGCGGAACAGGATCGGCTCGACGGAACCATCCTGATTGACCCGATCGAGCCAAGCGGCGGCGCTAGGCTCGTCCCCGTTCCATTTGTCGGGGAAAGTGCGAGCCGCGATCAACTCGCGGATGCGGGCTTCCTCCTCGGCGTTGATCAGGTCGACGCGGGCGCGGGCCTGAATGTCGAGGATCTTCGCCAACGCCTCCACGCGTGCCTCCAGCGTGAGAGGCCCCATCCGCTGGGGGTTCTTCGCCAGGCTGCCATCTTTCAGCGTCTCAGCCCCGGCCTTGCGCAGCCGCTGCGCCGGCTCGCGCATCCAACGGTAGAGCGGCTTGAGCTCCTTCAGTGCTGCGAGGTGCGCCCATTCTGTCGTGCCGACCAGATAGTCGAGTGCCGTATCCCGGACAGCCAACGGACAGCCGATGCAGCCGGTCCGGGCGTTGATTTCCTCTGCGTCATCGCCGCCATATGCGTCGGCCAGAATGCGCACCGGCCAGCCGCCAAATTCCGGCTGCGGCGCATAGACCTTGAGCCAATCCCAGACGATGCAGACGCGCCAATGCAGGATCGGCGCAAGCGTCGCTATCCGGCCGCGCACGCCTTTGCTCTCCGGCAGCGCCTGCTGATACCATCCCTGGCCGCACTCGGCGCCATCCTTGGAGCATGACATCTCAATCCGGCCATCTCGCACCGCGCTCTCGCCCTGGCGGACGCCGGTGATCATCAACGCCGTGCCGGGCAGCGCCGCGATAGCCGCGCCCAGCGCTTCCGCCATAGGCTCGACCTTGATCTGCCGCGTGCACCAACGGAGCGTGTTGTTGTTCGGCGGCGGCACGCCCCGGCCCAGAATATAGACCATGAAGCGCTTATCGAGCGGCGCCCGAACGACAACCACCTCGATCCAGTCGCGCAAGCGCAGCAGCGCCATCACCTGCTCGGCCGCGATCTGGATTGGCGGAAGCTCCTGCCGCGTGTCGGCATAGAATACGAACAACTTGGCGGGCCGGGGAAGCTCGCCGGCCTCGATTAGATGGACGAGCAACGTCAGAGTCGCGGTGCTGTCCTTCCCTCCCGACCAGGCGATCGCGACATGCTCATGCTTGTCCCAATAAGCGCGCAGCGATTGCAGGGTTAGCTCGATCGCCTCTTCCGAGACCATGCGGGCACCGGCGGCGAAGAGGTTGTCGACCGCCGTCAT